CCGGATACACCGAGGAAAGGATGAACGCCCGTGTTGTTTACGTTTGTTCTATCAACGTACATAATTTTTCTCCTTTATATCGTTGTATTGATGCTTAGCATCATGTTCGACGCTGAAGCGGAAACGGGAAGCTGGGAGTTAGGGATAACGCCGTTCTCGCCAAGACTCGGAACACCGCCCGGCATACCTTTATCAGTAACTTTTACAAAGTCACTGTGCTTTTTACCGCTGTCGGCCAGATTACCGTTTGCATCGAGTGAGGCAAAATTGCCTTCAGTCGCGCCTGATACCTTGTCGGCTTTGCTTGTGATGTTCGGTCCGAGCGGAATCCACTGACGAACACTGTCGTATTCCCCCCATGCGTACTCAGTTCCGTCCGGCACGTTGCCGGAGTTGCCCTTATACCGCACGGTGTAGGTATCACCGAGCTGCTGATCCGCGCTCGGAAGATAGTCGTAATAATCGACTGCACCTTTGTACACAAGTCCGTTAGGCAACGCAGCGACAACAGTATCGGTGTACTTTTTTGCCTGTGTTTCTGCTTCCTTTGTGAAAGCAAGAACCACTTTCAAAGTATCGTTGTTCATCTCTGTTACTCCTTACTGCGCGATAAACGCGCCGGACTCGTCCGCGATAAACAGTTTTGTATCGGCATCATTCACGATGTACAAAATGCTGAACGGGGCGAACACGTCATTTGCGCTCATGCCGTCGATGTTTTCGCCGGTTGTGGGGAGCGGAGAGGGTATCGTGTCGGAAACGATAAAAGCGTCTACAACCTGATGCCCGTTACCGTCAATGCTGACGGGCTTTGCTGAAATTGCTTTCATGTGTCAATCCTCCTTTTCTTTATTCGGCGGCGCTTGCATAACCGCTGATAATTTGTTCCTGCGCGGAGATTTCGCCTTCCAGACGCGCTTTTTCTGCCAACAGGTGGGACGTATTGCCATCTGCGGGAGCGTTTGCGATTTGCTCGCATACACTTTCGTAGTTGCGTTGCAGATTTGCCAGAGCGTAAAAATCGTCAGATTTTTCGTAAGTCACTTTTTGAGTGGCTATACGCTTACCGTTTTGGTAGACGTTTCCCACAATTTCTGTAATCACTTGCTTTTCCTCCTTTACTCTTCTTCAATCAGGTCAAGTTCGGCGAAGCCCTCAAGAAGTCGCAGATCGTTATAGGAAAGGCTGATTTTTTCAGTAGTGGGTATCTTCACTACCTTAAAATCAGCCTCTATATCAATATCAACGACTTCTTTCATAGCCGCCTCAAACGCCTCAATGTTTTCGGGCTTTACGCGCCATTTGTCCGGCTCGACTTCCTCGCCATACTGCTTGAGCAGCTTTCCCCGTTCCGTGCTGAAAAAGTCAATTTCCTTCTCAAGCCGTGTCAGGAGCTTATTTGTCCAGTAAAGGACTTTCGGCGTAAGATTCTCTCCCGCGAGTTTTTGCAGCGCGGGAAGTGCCTGTACTACTGTTCCGAGTTTCATAAAATCCTCCTTGATTTTAGGCTAATAAGCCGTAATTTTTAAGATAACCGATAAGCTCGTTTAGCTTTGACGCAACGGTAGAAACCGTCGCTGAAGTAGGCACCGTTGTTATGCTTTCTCTTGATATGGGAGTCGTACCGAAAAAGCCTACCTTGCTACCTGTTGACGTTCCTACTAAAGCGCTGACGCTACCTAAATAAGCGTAATGCCACGGATAAGATGACGTTCCGAGATAGCATGGGTAATAAGTGGATGTAGTAGTCGGACGTAATTCTCTACTTGTATTCACTAATATGCCGTATGAAGTTGAGCCTGTAAAATAAGCTGTTTTGACATAAAGGTTAGTAAACGGATATGAAGACGAGCCTAAAGCCCATGAGCCGGATGTGCCTGCCGGCCGTAATGACTGACCATAAATGTCAAATAGCAGGTCATAACTTTCTGACCAGCTATATTTTTTAACCCTAATATAACTGTCTGCGTACAGATATACGGTATCGAAGTTCCATGAGCCATCACCGCCGATATACATAGTAGACGTGCCGACTGACTTAATAGCTATCTGATAGCTCGACTGATAAGCATAGACGTATTGAACGCGAATTGTTGTAGTGTCAATCAAGTCGGCTGAAAGTTTACCCGTCGTGATATTAGAGGCGTTTATATTCTTGACCGTTATTTTTGAGCAGTCAATAGTGCCGGTGGTTATGTTCGTCGCGTTTATGTTATTTATCGTAACAGTGGAAGCGTTTATCGTGCCTGAAGTAATGCTGCTTGCACTGAGATTTGAAACCGTGACGTTTGAGCAATTCAATGTTCCCGACGTAATACTGCTTGCGCTGAGGTTTGAAACAGTGATACTTGAGCAGTTTAGTGTACCGCCTGAGATACGCGAAGCGTTTAAGTTGCCGGACGTTATACTGCTTGCACTGAGGTTTGAAACCGTAATATAAGTACAATTCAGCGTACCGCCTGAGATACGCGAAGCACTCAAGTTACCCGTCGTTATACTGCTTGCATCAAGGTTAGAAACCGTAATGTATGAGCAGTTTAATGTGCCGCCTGAGATACGCGAAGCACTCAAGTTTCCGGTCGTTATACTGCTTGCACTAAGGTTTGTTACGGTTATGTACGTACAATTCAACGTACCGCCCGATATGCGCGAAGCGCTGAGATCACCTGTTGTAATGCTACTTGCACTGAGGTTTGATACGGTAATATACGAGCAATTAAGCGTTCCTGTTTTGATTAGGGACGCGTTCAGCGTGCCTGTCGTTATCAACGTTGCGTTTATAGCTCCAGTCGTGATGTTGCCGCCGTTTATTTCCGTCATGCCCGCCGTAGATAGCGCGGTAAAAGTGACTATGCCGGAAAAAGAAATTGTGCCGGTTGAAAGCGTTACACTGTCAGCAGTGAGAGTGAATGTGCTTGAGGTTGAACCGTTCACAACGGAAAGCGATATACCGCTTACTGCGTCCGCAGCGATACTCGCTGCCTGTGTAGCAGTCGTTCCCCGGACAATCGCGTTCGTGATAGACGTTGTTCCTCGGCTGAGGTTGATAGTCGAAACGGTCTGACTGTCTTGTTCTGTCGTTGAGGTAGTCAGCGTCAAACCGTCAATCATATTCGTGATTTCTGTTGTTGTTGAATAGCTTGACAGATTTACGCGGTTTGCCTGAATAGTGCCGGTCGTAATATAGTCACCGTTAATAATTGTCGCGCTGTTCGCTTTTAGGTCATTAAACGTGACAACACCAGTGAATTTTATCGTACCGCTTGACAGCTCTGTTTCTCCCGCCTTGAGCGAAAACGTGCTTGAGGTAGTGCCATTCACCACAGAAAGCGTGATGCCGTGCGCCGCGTCAGCCGCGATTGTTGCGGCTTGCTCTGCCGTTGTACCCCTGACAATCGCGCTCGTGATAGTCGTTGTACCATTTTTGAGCGTGATAGTAGAATTAGTTTGCCCGCCGTCAACCGCCGTACTAACAAGCATTTGCATACCATCGACGATGGTGTTAATCTGCGCCGTTACCTGCTCCGTGTTGGAGTACGAGGAAAGGTCAACTCGTGCCGCCGCGATAGTGCCGGTTGTGATATTATCGCCGTTAATGACAGAAGAGCCGCGAGTCGAAAGGTCGTTAAACGTGACTGCGCCGTTCACTGTTACGTCGGCGGTAATCACGTATTTGTTTGTCAGTGTGTCAAAATATATTCTGTCAGCCCATGTGCCGCCCTCGCGCGTCTGCATTGCGAACACAGAAGCGTTTGCTGTCATACGGGCTTTTGCTTCACCGTTGACTAAGAGCTCACTGACAAAGCCCTCAGCACGCGTCAGACGGTTTCCGAAGTAGGTCTGATCCGTGCGTACTGCACGTGATATCGATAATTCTGCTGCGGTATAGTACGGGTATTCATCCTCTGTTTCTTCATCGGTATTCGCTGTCAATCCGCACGTATACGCACTTGTACAGTTCACCTTGACCGATTGCAAAATAACTTTATGAGCTATATTGTTTTTATCGGTTACAGAGATTGTATCGCCCAGCTCTAACGCAGGGTCGATATACGCACCATCAACAGAATAAGGCTCGTATATAGTACCATATAGCAATGAGCCATCGGCGAGGATCAGCAGACCGCCTGAAGCCGTGCCGTAGGACAGATTTATTAACCCGTTCTGTATATCGGTGTTTATCAGGTATAAGCAGCTATTTGTGAGGTAGCCCCCGGCATTGTTGCAAAGAGCCACCGCAATGCCCTGTGTAGCATAATCACACTTGACCGCAAGCGTTGCACCTGTATCATCGCCGGCCGTAAAGTCGTTCCCCGCATTATCCGAAAGAATAACTCTTGAAATTTTCTTTGACTTTCCCCGGCTTTTATACCCTGTGTGAGTCTTGCCGAGAATTTGTTGCGCGGTATCACTCGCACCCGAAAACGTTATCAGTCTGAGCTTGCCCGTTTCCGTCATGATCCAGTTGCCGCCGTGCGCCGCCGCTATCATTCCGAGGACTTCTGAAATAAGCATATCATCGTTCGGGTAGCTTACCTTATAGTCGGCCCCGGTTATGATAACGGTACGCGGATCAATGCTTACTCCCATTATAGACGCTATCTCGTTTACAACGGCAGTCATTGTTTGCGGCCACTCAATAAATGCAGACTTGTCGCGGTATGTTGTACCTGCTTTAATCATGCCGTCTAAGCACGTCAGCTTCAACGTAGAGCCGCCAGAACGCGAGGTAATATAATAACTACCCTGTTGTAGCCAGTCCGTTACAGTGCCGCCTGAAGCCGCTCTGAGGCGGCAGTACGCGTCAACTTGTGCCGCTTTGGGAATTGCCGCCATGCCCTCTGTCAAAACAGTAAGAGAAAGTGACCCCGTGCATACACGCCCAAGCGCGGGCTTATCAAGCAGAGGCTTTGAGATTGTCGGCGTTCCGCTGATGTTGCTTCCCGTATAGTCAACGCCATTTATGACAAACTTGTATTCAGTTTTATGAGAGGCATTGAATAGCGCCGCCCAGTTTGCCGGTTTAGTCTGCATACGCTTTCGCCTCCTATTCCTGAATACTTATAAGCGTAAACTTTACGTTGTCTATCATTATGCCATCTTCCCGAAACTCCTCGATTGCCGCGTCAATAGACGTATTATAGAATGAACGTGTACATATCCCATTCATGAGGTCTGGATATGTAACGCTCACGCCGTCATCGCCGCCCTCAAGGTCTGCTTCAAGCTGCATCGCAATGTCAAACGGCATAGGTCCGAGAGTGAGCGAAAGTTTGCGCTGATGGGAGCGCACGTTCGGATGCATAACATCGTCTTCGTCGCGCCCCGCGTCAGCTTCATTCGTGTTTTCGCGTGACCAGCCTAAGCCAGTCTTGTGTTTAACATACGGGGCGTAATCATGCCCGTTTATAGTAAATTGACCTGTGACAGGCATAATTAAACACCTCCATAACTTCTTGCAGCGCCCCTTTGTGCAGACGTAATCGCCTCCATTAAGGTATCGCCGTCAATATTGAGCTTTAACTTCTGGACCAATGAGAGGATCTGCCGTAACAGATAGTTTGTATCGCTCATAAGCTCATTCTGATCTGACAGGCTTTCAGAAAATTCTGTCGTGTCTACGCCGCCCGTCGTTTCAGGATTGCTGATTTTAGTTTTATACGGTACTTCTGAACCCGTAGCGATGACGGGGACACGAAGCTCACCGATGCCGGAAAGCGCGCTATTGATTGCCTGAAAGACTGATGCAATGCTTGAGAGCCGCTGGGTAATACCTGAAAGCTGTGTAACGACTTCGCCCTCACCGACAGTCATATCAAGTACGGGCTTTTCGGTCTGTAACTCGTCATTCATGTTCTGAGCGATATTCGATACAGTTTCCAGTACGTCTTTTTCGCCGCCCGCTAAGCCGTTGCCTAAGCCCGCGTCAAGATATTCACCGATTTGCGCCCAGACGGTAGACGGAGAATTGATGCCGAACAAACCCTTGACTGTGTTTGTAAGTCCTGTAGCAAGACCGCTGACGAACGATTTTAAGCCCGACCATGCACGGGAGATACCAGACTGTAAGCCCGAAACAAGGTTAGACCCGACAGAACCCCAGTCCGTGCTTGAAAGCGTCGTTTTTAAGCCGTTCCACAGATTTGATACAGTAGACTTGATGCTCTCCCATCTCTGTGAAGCCGTGCTTTGAATGTTGCTCCAAGCGTTACTCAGGTCTGTCTTCATATTCGAGGAGGTAGTGCTGAGCGAGGACTTCAATTCATTGAATTTGTTGGTAACATTAGCCTTAACGGTATTCCATGCAGTAGAAGCGTTTGAGCTGACGTTGTTCCATGCGGTAGAGAGGGTAGACTTGATATTATCGCCTGTAGTCTGCAACGAGCTTTTCAGCTCATTGAATTTGCTTGTAACATTAGTTTTAACGGTATTCCATGCAGTAGAAGCGTTCGAGCTGATATTGTTCCACGCAGTAGACAGCGTTGACTTGATATTTTCACCTGTCTTTGTGAGGTCTTCTTTCAGCTTTGTGAATTTATCACTGACCGTTGACTTAACTTTATCCCATGCGGTAGAAGCCGCTGAGCTGATATTGTTCCACGCGGTAGAAAGAGAAGTCTTGATATTATCGCCTGTTTTCTTGAGGTCATCTTTCAGCTTTGTGAATTTGTCACTGACCGTAGACTTAACTTTGTCCCAAGCAGACGAAGCCGCTGAGCTGACACTGTTCCATGCGGTAGAAAGGGTAGACTTGATATTATCGCCTGTTTTCGTGATGTCTTCTTTCAGCTTTGTAAATTTATCGCTTACGGTCTTTTTTATGCCTTCCCACGCTGTACCCGCCGCTGTACTGATTTTCTCCCACGCGCCGGATAACGTTGTTTTAATGCTTTCAACCGCAGTGCTGAAAAACTCAGTTATGCTGTTCCATGCGTTTTTGATGCCCTGCCACAAGCCCGCAATAACGTATGTACCCATCGTTTCCATTTCGGTTGACGGTGAATGAATACCGAAAGCGTTTTTGAAGCCCTCAATAAACGGATTGAAGATGTTATCGACAATCCACTGCCCGACGTTTACGAAAGCGTTTTTGATGCCCTCCCATAAACCCTTGACAATATCACCGCCGAAAGAGTCGATGTACTCGCTGAAATATGTTTTTACGCTCTCCCAACCCTGCTTGAGCAGGTCCCAGATGTCGAGCGCGAGTGTAGCTACGATAGAAACCTCTGCGCCGATTGCCGCGCCTAAAAGCTCGAAAGCCTTTGACACGATGCCGCCCCAGTCGATATTTTGAATACAGTCTAATAGACCGTTCCAAAGTTTATCTGTGAGCTGTCCCCAGTCGATGCCCTCTACAAAACCGATACGAAGGTCAAGCACTGATACGATGAAGTCAGAAATGAACGTGCCGAGGTCTGCAAGCCACTGATCCAAGTCAAGAGCGTTGATAAAATTGCCGAGGTGTTCGCCGAGAGCCTTCCAGTCGAGGTCTTCAAGGAAACCGTTTACAAGGTCAAACAGTCCCTTTATTGCCGCGTCCAGACCGTCAGCGATGCCCTCCCAGTCGATTGTTTCAAAAATAGAATCAAAGCCGTCTGCAATAGACGCTCCGAGGTTGCTCCAGTCAACGCCTTCAATAAAGTTGGTTATGATATGGAGCAGGTCGTTGAAACCGTTTGCAAGCGTTTCGCCTATAGCGTCCCAGTTGATGCCGGAAACTAACGTATTCGCGCCTTCTGCAAACTGATCTCCGAGGTCTTCCCAGTCAACCGACGAGAAGAAACCGTCGATTACTTCGGCTATATCGTTCAGCCCTGTTGCTATTGCTGTGCTGATAGCGTTCCAGTCAATGCCTTTACCGAGGCGGTTGAACGCCTCGCCGACTGTGCTTCCGACTGAGTGCCAGTCAACACCATCCATAAAGTGCTGTACCGCCGTTGTTATGCCGTTAAGCCCTGTTGTGATTGTATCAACGGCTTTATTCCAATCGACAGTAAAGAAGAAATTGTTGAAAAATTCCGCGAATGAGTCACCGATATTTGACCAGTCAACCGTTGTAACGATGCCATAGATGAAGTCTATAAGCGCGTTCCACTGATTAGCGAAGGTCTGACCGAGTAAATCCCATTCGATGTTATCAAACAGACTGTTTACCGCCTCACCGATACCGACACCCAGCTTTTCAAAGTCGAACGTCGTAAGGAATGTGTTAAAAATATCTGCAAGAGCGTTTATGCCGTCTGCTATTGTTTTACCGAGAAGCGCCCAGTCGAAACCGTCAACAAGACCGTTCAGGATTTCAGCTATATTTTTCGCCCACTTGACACCTTCGGGACGGAGAACATTGTTGATCCAATCGTCGATGGCTTTCAGAATTGCGTTCAAGCCCTCTGCGATTTTTTCACCGAGTCCCGTCCAGTCCTCATTTTCGATGAGGTCTTTGAGTTCGTCAAGCGCGTCCTTAACTTCGTCCGGGAGAATAGAATCAATCGGGACTTCTTCGTAAAGGTCGCTGCCGTCGTTTTTATCTTCCTTTTTCTCGTCCTTCGTTTCCGTGCGTTTATTCAACTCGTCAAAGCCGTACACCTGATTTTTCAGCTCTTCGGCTGACTCTGCCGCATCGTCAAGACTTTCGGCGTATGACTCCGTTTGCTTTTTCGCTACAGTCATAGTCGTTTTGCCCTGCATCATTGCGAAGAAAGCATTGAGGTATGTAAGCGCGCGAGATAACATATCAATGAGCTGTGTCAGCATAGGCTCAACGGCTTTTATAAGTTCGCTTATCGACACACCGAGGTTTGCCGAAAGCTCCTTCGTCGAGTTTTTGATGTTCGACATGGACTTATCAAATTCGGAAGAAAACTTAGCGAGTTGCTGAAGACTTTCCTTTGCACCGTTCCAGATGCTTGAAATAATCGCCGCTTTTATCTTCGACAGGAGCATTGTTTTCAGGCTCGTAAGCTGCTTAACAAGCCCCTTAGAAGACGCAGAAGCGGACTTTGTGCGGGTAATGAAATTCTTTATGCCCTTTGCCGCTGACTTGAAACCGTTGCCGACAGCCTTTGCCGCTGACTTGAAACCGTTGCCGACAGCCTTAGCGCCGGAAGCGACAGTCTTGAGCGACATTTTTGCGAGTGTTCCCGCAGTCTGTAATGCAGTAGCCTCGACAGTTTTGAGAACAGAACCGAAACGCTGAAAGCCGCTTGACGCTCTTTGCGTGTCACCCGGCTTTTTCTTCAGCTCCGCATCCACGTTCTTTAAGGACTGTTCCGACTGCGCCGCAGGAGCGGAAACCGTGTCAAACTTTGCCGCCATAGCTTCATACTCTTTGAGCCGTTCGGACATTTGCGCAAGGTCGGCGGCGGTCTTTTGGTACTGTGCAGTGTCCGCGCCGGTCTTGAACGCCGTGCCATTGGCTTGCATACTTGCCATAGTACGCTCGTAATTATTCAGCTTGTATTCTGCATTTTCAATCAGAATTGCGAGGCGCTGCCACTCCTTAGAGTTTTCTTTAACGCCCATCTGCTGCATGATATCGCGGCGCTCATAAAGGTTAAACAAGGCTTGCTCTGCCTTTTTGGTAGCCGCCGTAAGCTCTTCATACTCGGCGGTAGAAACCTGCTGAGAAGCAAGAGAAGCAAGCTGTGACTGCATTTGTACAATGCTGTCACGCGCCTTTTCTATTGCCATTTGAAAGCGGACAACTTGAGCGTCTGTGTTCAGCCCCACGCGGGCGCTGTCGGCGATACGCTGAAGCTGTGTCGAGAGGGTAGCGCATGAACGCCCCGCTGCGTTAATTTCACGGTCGAACGCGGAAGACTGAACCGCCTCGGAGATGTCAGTGCCGAATTGCTGTGCTTGCTGTCCGGCTTGCTGAAAATCCTGCGCCGCGCCCTGTGTAGCGGCATCAACCTTAGCGCCCATATCCGCGGCGGCGTTAGCTTGCCCGGACATTGCGGCGGTTGCGCCTTTAGCCGCATCTGTCGCTTGCTGTTCGGTAGCGATCACGCGCTCATTTGCGGCGGCGGCTTGCTGTTCAGCCGTAGTAGTTTCCGCTACTGCATCGGCTTGCCTTTTTGCCGCCGCTGCCGCCTGTTCAGCCGCCGCCGCGACGTTCTGCTCACCGCTTACGACTTGCTCACTCGTCGCTACAGCTTGCTGCCCTGACGCGTTCATAGCGCCGTAAATTTGGGTTACAGTGTTGCCAATATTCTGGAGTATAGGGATAACAGCCTGAAAAGACTGCATCATGTTGTCACCAAAGTTATCAACCGCGCCTGTCAGGTCTTTTACTGCTTTAAGCAGTTTGTCAGAACCTTTGTCAAAGCCCTCATTATCTAACTCGGTGTTAATAGTAAGAGAACCATCAGCATTTCCCGGCATTATTCCTCACCTCCTTCTGTTTCACTTTCAGCATCCTGCTTTTTTAAGTCGTTGTACAACGCTAAAAGATAATCTTCAGCGTCTTTTTTCTTATCAACTTGCTTTATCTCGCACAAAGAGCGGTTTGCGAGGTAAAATTCATTCTCGTACTTTTCGAGCTTCTTGTGCTTTGCTTTTTTCTGTCGAATAGTGAGGACGAAGCCCCATATATCATCTCGGTCAATGCCCTGAAAATAGCCTAAGAAAGTCCACCAGTGCATATAAGGGACAGCGCGTATTTCTGTTCCCGCCACTTTATTAACGGCGGCAAAAATGAGCTGCTCGTCTTTTTCCCAGTCAACTACTTTAGGCCCCGGCTTATCGGAGTGCATACGACACTCAATGAAGTCAGAAGCGGCTTTATATGCTTCTGCATAGTCGGTTTTGGGTATTGTTGAAAAGTCTGTGTATAACCGCCTCAAGCAGATATAAGTCTTTTCGTTGTCTTTTAACTCATCGTCGTTAAAGGCCGTAAAAATTTGCAGTATATTGCGGTAATCAGGGTTTATTGAATATGAAGTTCCGTTTACCTCAAGAGTTTTCGGCAGTAATCCCAGCATTTTCATCTACCTCCGAAGTCTGTTTTTCCACAGGCTCGGCATCGCTGAGATACTTTGACATTCGCTTTTGCGACAGCTTCGCTTCCTCGTCAATCACTTCTGCGATTATGCCCTCAAGCGCCTGAAGAACACGCAGACAGAAAAACTCGCCGCCGACAGAAGAGAACGGATTGCGCTTTGCAAAAATCTCGTCTGCCTCATCCATGTCAAACAGCTCATTGATTTTCTTCTTAAATTCTGCTTCGACGCTTTTCAGAACAGGCCAGTCATCACTGAGCGTTGCCGTGCCGTCATTGCTGATTGACAGGTCTTCAAGCGGCTTGATAAGCTGCTCAAAGTCTTTCATGAAAGTATTATATCGGTCGATGATAGAAAAATCGGCGGGACGAATGTACACGTTACAGATCAGTTTCCCGAATTTGTTGACAAGCGGGATTTCCCGCGTACCGTCATCAATCACGCCTCTGAGAATTTTCGCCATGATTTATTAACCTCCTAATAGCAATTAAGGCAGGAAAACATAACTGCTTTCCTGCCTATTGCCTGATTAAATTACGAACCCGATACAGTGCCGATAACGACAGCACGGGTAGCGATGGTATAGTTTACAGATACCGCGGTCATAGCGCCGACAGGGTTGACCGTGAACGGAATACCCAGACCGGAAGTATCGCCGCCAGTTGACTGAGGGACGATATACGCCTCGCGCTTGTAGCCTGTGCCTGTGAGAGCTGTTGCGGTTGCGGTCGAGAACACAACTTCAATGAAGTAGCCCTTGATGTCGGTATCACCGTATTTTTCCTGAATAGCCGCTGCAAGAAGTTTTTCGTACAGGACGGAATCTTCGTCAGCGTAATACGGGTCAACATTGACTTCCGGCTCATAGCCGTTATGCTTGAACGTAGCTTCACCGAGTACGTTTTTCGAGGTTTCAGTGTCCGGGTTAAGCTCCTTGCTCAGATCGTCGTTATCTTTGCCGAGGACTTCCCACTCTGTACCATCAAAAGACGCGAAAAACATACCGCGGTTTCTATCTAATTTTGCCATTGTGTGGCTCCTTTCGTTAATGAAAAGTTGATTTTTAATAAGCCTAATAGTAGTGCGAGATACGTTGAAAAGATATAGACAGTTATTTTCGGTACTGCCCGCCGTTAAACACAGCTCACCGTTTTCTACATATTGCAATGCTCCCCCCCCCCGCTATCGTCTTTTATAAGTAAGTTTTAGCTGAATTTGATACTTCGCGCTGTCGCTCCCAGCCTCCGCGACGTATTGAGTCAAGGTAGGGACGATTGACCGCACCGTTCCGTCATTGATGGCGGGGAAATTCCTGTTTGCGTTCTGTTCAATAATCCAGCACACTATCTCATCATAAAAGCCGAGGTTTGCGAGGTTTTGCTGAATATCAGCGCCGTACTGTTCCTTTGATGCGAAGATATAATTCAGCGTTTGAATATCATTCGGGATTTCTTCGCCGAGTACATTTTCGCGGTAGCTTATAGTCGTAGGAACAGTATACAGCGCGTATTCTGTAGGATTTGCCGCCAGATAATCAATGCGAAAACGGTTGCTATCGAGAAGCGTAGGACACGTCCTAAACCAATCTCTCAGCATTTCGGTATTAGTTCTTGCTTCCGGCAACGGATTTCGCCTCCTTCAAAATATCATCTGTGTGGTCAGCCTTCATTCGCTCAAACCAAAACGCGCCCGCAAGCGGGTTTTTATCTGTGCGATATGTCAGGTCTTTACCCGTTAAATGCTTCTTCTGCCCGGGAGGCGAAAAGAACCTTGTCGGCTCTCCGCTGTCATCGTCAAATACGGGAATGTTAGGCCCCATCGCTTTACCGTAGTACAAATATCGTGCATACGGCCCCGGATAGATAACTCTCCCCGGTGTGCTTGCCGAATACGGACTTTTTGCAAGAGTACCCGTATTCATAGGACAATACGGTATGCAGTGCGCGATAACTGCATTGTCAATAGCCCGTTGGACTCTTCCGTCTTTATCGAGTCCGCACAGTGTTTTTAAGTCTTCGCCGCTGTTCCACTGGAAACTTGCTTTTATGACCGTTCCCATTATTTACCCACCACCTTCCAGTGTTGAGCGAAACGTCCGCGGCGGTCATCCGTTATTCCTAAAATGGTAGCTACTTCGCCGTAATTCTTATGCAGGTCAGCGGGACGGGGGTTTTCCTCGCTCGCTATACCACGCACAATAAAATCGCCTTCGCGGAGGGTAAAGTGACTGTCCGGCGTATCTGATTGCGCGTACTCAAGCGGCGGCAAATATGCTTTACCGCCGAAGTCAGCGTCAACAGGAATACGGATAATGAATTTGTTTGCGGCTTTCAGCCCTGTGCCGTCCACGTTTGCGGCAATATCACAAAACCACGACGCGCCGGTTATTACCGTGCGTTTATACACGTCATAGCCGCTCACCGTGTCGAGCGTTGCATTATATACCGTGATAGCTTCATTGCATAACCTCATCACGTCACCCCACGATACAAAAGCGGCGTATCGTTATCGTCAAGCTCGCCATACAGATAATCCTTAATCACGGATTTCATCTGCACAGACGCGGTAGCCGCGTCCATTGAATGACCGTAATTTTCGGAGTACCCGTCTGTGCTAAATGAAGTGACTGTCGGCGTAGCGGCTTGAGCCTCCGCGCCAACAGTCGCGTCCATATTGATTAACGCATACATACAGAGCTTAACCGCTTCCGGCACTATTGCCATATCTTGAACGCGGGAGTCCGTCATATAGTCGATTCGTTTACGGCTCTTAAATTCCAGAGGCAGGAAGGCGGCATCGGTCAACGTGCCGCCGAAAGCCTGATACTCAGCGTATGTAAGATAGTTGCTGTGCGCCATTACCGCCCTCACCTCCAGTCATTAGGACTTCGTTACAGTGACGGTATAGGTCTTAGTACCTGCGGCGGTAGTAACCTCAACAGTCAGAGTATTTTCGCCAGTCACCCATGTGATGGTTTCCTCAGCCGCTCCCGTGCCAGTCGCTTTAGACGTGCCGCCAAGTTTGATTTCGACAGCCGCATCAGCGTCCTTCGCGGTTGCAGTTACCTTGTTGCTCGCGTTGGTAGTCGCTGCGGTGTAACTTGTGGTCGCGCTGGCGAACGCGGGAGTCAGGGTCAGATTACCGACAGTCAGGGTTTTCAGGGTATTGTCCTGAGAAGTGTTGACGGTAGTGTTCATCTGAATCGCGTCAGCCTTCTTGTTGAGCAGGAACACGTCCTCGAAGCTCTCTTCGTAGTAAATGTACTTGCCCTCAGTAACCGCGGAAGGCTCGTCGAGCTGAGAGAACTGATAGGAAACAGGCGTGATAACTGCGGTAGGATGAATCAGCATCATGTTGATCTGATCCGCGCCGTCCTTGACAGACCAGCCCGTAGTGAAGTCGTACTCGGTCTTCATAAGGGTAGCCGGAACACCGATAACCTCAACTTCGTCGATGCGGGAAACGCCGCGAGCAATGTTGCTTTCGCCGCCGCCCTGAACGTCAAAGTTACGGGTATACTCCTGAGCTTCCTTGAGCAGTTTCTTCACCTCATAAGTACAATACAGAAGCCGTCCATTTGCGGGAACACGGGCGTTATCCGCATTGAGCATAAGGGTATCGAAAACGGAAAGGACGTTCGAGGAAGTAAGCGCGGTGTGATCGGGGGTCTTGCCGAGCGCTCTCCACAGACTGTAAATGTTCGATACGCAGTAAGCGTCCATTTCCGGGAACTTCTGCTCCTCGTTGTAAACCTGAGTAATGTTCTGAATGGACGTTACGAGGTTCGTCTGATCGATGTCGGCGGGATGAACGAGGGTAGACCACTTACGCTGATTAGTCAGTGTTTTGGGCTCCCATGCGTTATC